GCGTATGCTATATAGCCTTGGATTGGCCGGTTCAGCCTTTAAAAAGGTGTATTTTGACCCTAATTTGGACCGTCAAGTATCCTTATATATCCCTGCTGAAGACGTAATTGTCCCCTACGGAGCCTCTAATATTGAGTCTGCGGAGCGTGTTACGCATGTAATGCGCAAGACAAAAAACGAATTAATCAAGCTACAGGCCGCTGGGTTCTACAGAGAAGTAGAGCTAGGTGATCCAGTTTCCTTCTTTAGCGATATAGAAGAGGCAAAAGCTGAGCAGTCTGGCATATCTCTTACTTCTGATGACCGCTACACAATACTTGAGGTTCATGCTGACCTGATTATTGACGGTGTTGATGGCGCAGATGAGGAAGGAGATTCCGATGACCTGCAAATCGCAAAGCCTTATGTGGTAACACTTGAGAAAGGTACGGGTGAGGTGCTGGCGATACGCCGCAACTGGAACCCTGACGATATTCTGACGCTAAAACGTCAACATTTCGTGCACTATGTGTACGTCCCCGGATTTGGATTTTATGGACTCGGACTTATTCACATTATCGGTGGCTATGCTAAAGCTGGCACTTCTCTTATCCGTCAGCTCGTTGACGCTGGAAGCCTATCCAATCTCCCCGGTGGTCTCAAATCTCGCGGACTACGAGTTAAGGGCGACGACACACCGATTGGTCCCGGCGAATTCCGTGATGTAGATGTACCGTCTGGCAGCATCCGCGACAATATTATGCCGCTGCCGTACAAAGAGCCTAGCCAAACACTTCTTGCATTATTGAAGCAGATCACCGAAGAAGGCCGACGTTTGGGGGCGATCTCGGATATGAATATCTCTGACATGAGCGCTAACGCGCCTGTCGGAACAACGCTTGCTCTTCTTGAGCGTACGCTCAAGCCAATGGCTGCTGTGCAGTCCAGAGTACATTATGCGATGAAGCAAGAGTTCAAACTCCTGCGGGCTATCATTGCTGAGTACGCTCCGGAAGAGTACATGTACATGCCTGACCGTGGTGAACCCCGCGCCCGCCGCGCCGACTATGCCATGGTGGAAGTAATTCCCGTCAGCGATCCCAACAGCAGCACGATGGCCCAGCGTGTGGTCCAGTACCAAACCGTGTTGCAGATGGCGCAGGCTACCCCACAAATCTACGACCTCCCACAACTACACCGTCAAATGATCGAGGTCTTGGGCATCAAGAACGCAGACAAACTTGTTCCTACTAAAGAGGACATTAAGCCTACGGACCCTGTTAGCGAGAACATGGCTGTGCTTGTGGGTAAGCCCATCAAGGCGTTTATCTACCAAGACCATGAGGCGCATATCGCCACTCACCAAGCTTTCTTGCAGGACCCACAGATTGCGGCGTTCATAGGTCAAAGCCCCGCTGCACAGCAAGTAGTAGCTGCACTTCAGGCGCATATAGCGGAGCACATAGCGTTTAGTTACAGGCAGCAAGTAGAAGCAAAACTGGGTGCGCAGTTGCCGCCGCCAGACGAAGAGATGCCAGAAGAAATCGAGAAGCTGCTGTCTCAATCTATGGCAAAAGCAGGGGTACAGCTTGCACAGCAGAAACAGCAACAGGCAGCCCAGCAAGCCGCGCAGCAACAGGCACAAGACCCAGTTGTCCAGATGCAGCAGCAAGAGTTGCAGCTTAAAGTGGCTGAGCAACAGCGCAAAGCCCAGAAAGACCAAGCAGATGCGGCGCTTGACGCGGCTAAACTCCAGTTGGATGCCCAGAAAGCGGAGCGAACAGCGACCATTGAGGCTGCGCGCATAGCCGCTCAAACAGAGCAGGCACAGGCCAAAAACGATCTGGATGAAGCTAAAGCGATACTGGACTTAGCTAAATCTCAGCAAACACAACAGCGAGGCCCACAAGGTGGCTAAAAAAACCCTAGAAGCAGCACAGGCGCTACGCCTGCACAAGGCCAAGAAAGGTACCAGCATCGGTAATGGCGAGATAAAGCTAGCTTCGATGAGCAAACACCAGAAAAGAAACTATAAACCCTACAGGGGGCAAGGTAGATAATGGCAAAAACCGTCTTTGACGTGCTAAATCAAAAACTTACAGAGTTGAAAAGCTCTAGCGAAGAATTCTTATACTCAGGTGGGGCTAAAGACTTTGCCGGGTACAAGGAAGTGTGTGGCGTGATACGGGGCCTAGACGCTGCACTCCGAGAAGTAAATGACCTGTCCCGCAACTATATGGAAGATGAAAATGACTGAAACTATAACGGTTGGTGGGGTAGGCGCTACCGCTGAATTAAACCCTGCTATGACTGCGTTAGAAGCAAAAAGAGCTGCACAGATAGAAAAGGAAGAAAAGGAGCAGAAAGAACTAGAGGAGGCGATACCCAAACCAACGGGCTATCACGTCCTTATAGCACTACCTAATGTAGAGGAAACGTACGGGGATTCGGGATTGGTTAAGTCCAGTCAGACGCTTCGTGACGAGCATATCCTTTCTACTATTGGACTAGTTCTCGATATGGGCGAGCAAGCCTATAACGATAAAGACCGGTTCCCCACAGGGCCTTGGTGTAAAACCGGGGATTATGTGATGTTCCGAGCAAATACCGGCACTCGATTTAAGTTAGGCAAGCAAGAGTATCGGCTAATGAACGACGATTCGATACAGGCGGTCGTCCCAAACCCGAGAGCTATATCTCGCGCATAAGGAGTAAACAATGCCTAGGCAACAAGTAGAGTTCGATTTCCCAGACCCAGATAAAGAAGAAACCACCGCAGAATTTGAGGTGGATACCGAAGAAGATAACGATACCCTAGAAGTAGAAGCGGCTGTTGGTCGTGAAGACATGAAGAAGTCCGGCAAAGATGGGGATACCATCAAAGCGGGTGATTTAGAAATTGAGGTGGAAGACGATACACCTCCTGAAGATCGGGGCAAAGAAGCGTCTCCGCCAGAAGATGTGACGGACGATGAGCTACAAAGCTACGGCAAAAAAGTACAGAAACGCCTGAAAGCGTTGTCTAAGACTTATCACGATGAGCGTAGAGCCAAAGAAGCTGCGATGCGTGAGCGTGAGGCTTTAGAGCAGTATGCAAGGCAGCTTGTTGAAGAAAATAAGCAGCTTAAGGGTAAATCGGACGAAAGCCACAATGCCCTTATTCAATCAGCCAAGAAGCAAGTGGAAAGTGAACTTGCTATGGCAAAAGAAAAGTACAGAAAGGCGTATGAGTCCGGCGAGTCTGATGCGCTTTTAGAAGCCCAAACTGCGCTGAACACGGCGCAAATCCGCATGGAGCGCGTTAGCGGGCTGAAGCCGAGGGTTGCAGAGGATAGGGAAACTTCTTTACAATCAACAACTAATCCTGTAGAACGTACAGAAACGAATACCAGACCGCAAGAAGTACAGCGGGATGAAAAAGCTGAAGCATGGCGTGACGACAACCCATGGTTCGGTTCTGATGATGAAATGACAGCTTTTGCGTTAGGGCTGCATACCAAACTAACGAAAGACGGGGTTGACCCCCGCTCTGATGAATACTACGAGAAGATTAATACTCGTATGCGACAAGTCTTCCCCGAACAGTTTGATGACGGGGAGGATGAACCAGAGGTACCACAGAAAAAGTCTAGTAACGTGGTTGCACCCGCTACGCGGAGCACAGCACCGAAGAAAATTAGGTTAACGCAATCACAGATTACTATTGCAAAGAAACTTGGGGTACCGCTGGAAGATTACGCCAAACAACAGGCTGCACTTATGAGGAAACAATAATGGCCCAGAATAGACTTGATAGAGAACTGGAAACCCGCGAGCGTAAAGACGTACGTAAGAAGGCTTGGTCCCGGCCAGAAGTATTGCCGAACCCCACGCCAGAAGACGGTTACACTTACCACTGGGTGCGAATTAGTACTCAGGGTCAATCTGACGCTACTAATGTGTCCTCGAAAATACGTGAAGGCTGGGAGCCAGTGAAAGCGGCTGACCACCCCGAGATATTTACTGACGCCGTGGCAGACGCCCGGTTTAAAGATAATGTTATCGTGGGCGGTTTGATGCTGTGTAAGGCCCCAGTGGAGCTAGTCCAAGAGCGCAACGAGTATTATCAGCAAATGACTGACTCTCAGATGCACTCGGTGGACAATAACCTAATGCGCGAGAATGACCCTCGTATGCCCCTGTTCCATGATAGGAAAACGAAGGTTACTTTCGGCTCTGGAAATTAAATTTTAGGAGCTAATAATGGCTTATCCGACTGTATCCGGACCCTATGGGTTCGTACCGGTTAAGATGGTTAGCGGCACCCCTTATGCTGGCGTTACTCGTTTGTACTCTATTGCAAGCGGTTATGCAGCCAACATTTTTAAAGGCGACGCCGTTAAGCTCGTAACTGGAGGCACCGTTGAGGTTGATACTGCTGATGCAGCAATGACCCCGATTGGTATTTTCATGGGCTGTACTTATACAGAACCCACAACTGGACAACTGCTTTTCAGCAACTACTGGCCTACTGGCACCGTAGCTTCTGATGCCCAAGCATATGTTGTTGACGCAACTGACGTTCTGTTCAAAGTTGCCGTAGTATCTTCTGGTACTACCATTGGTGACCTTGCACTGACCGATCTGGGTGCTAACGTTGCAGGCGTACAAAATACTGGTAGCACTACTACTGGTAATTCTGCGTGTGCTATTTCCGACACTTCAGCTACTACTAATACTCTGCCTTTCCGCATTGTTGAGTTGGTTGAAGAAACCAAAAATTCATCTGGTGGTTATACCGAAGCCCTCGTTAAGTGGAATGCCGGTCATCAGATGGATAACACTACTGGCGTTTAAGGAGGCTGACTAATGGCTATTTCACGAGCGCAACTCCTTAAGGAGCTGTTACCGGGCTTGAATGCCCTGTTCGGCCTCGAATACGCTAAGTATGGCGATGAGGCTGCCGAAATCTTCGAAACCGAGTCTTCTGACCGTTCTTTCGAAGAAGAAACCAAGTTGTCAGGCTTTAGCGCCGCCCCTGTGAAGGGTGAAGGTTCTGCTATCCAGTATGACAACGCACAAGAAGCGTGGACTGCTCGTTACACTCACGAGACAGTTGCTATGGGCTTTTCACTGACTGAAGAAGCAATCGAAGATAACCTCTACGATTCTCTGTCTTCTCGTTATACCAAAGCTCTGGCCCGTGCAATGGCGTACACTAAGCAAGTTAAGGGCGCTGCCGTTCTTAACAACGCATTTACTGGTTCTGGCGTAACTTACGGCGACGGTAAAGTATTGTGTGCGACTGACCACCCACTCGTTTCTGGTGGTACTAACTCAAACCGTCCTACTACCGGCGCCGATCTGAACGAGACTTCTCTGGAAGCGGCTGTTATTCAGATTGCTGGTTGGACTGATGAGCGCGGCCTGCTTATCGCTGCCAAGCCTAAGAAACTCGTTATTCCACCTGCGCTGCAATTCGTTGCTACCCGCCTGTTGGATACTGAGCTGCGTGTGGCTACAGCCGATAACGACATCAACGCAATCAAGTCAAACGGTTCAATTCCAGAAGGTTACACTGTTAACCACTATCTGACTGATACCAACGCTTGGTTCTTGATGACTGACGTACCTAATGGCCTGAAGCACTTTGTCCGCTCTCCGATGCAAACCAGCATGGATGCCGACTTTGACACAGGCAACAGCCGTTATAAGGCTCGTGAGCGATACAGCTTCGGCGTATCTGACCCACTGGGCATTTACGGTTCTCCCGGCGCTTCCTAAGCGACGCGGTACTAGGATTGGGGGCTTCGGCCCCCTTTCTTTTTTGGTTAGTAGGGGGTGTATATGCCTAAAGCCAAATCTGAAACTACCCGCACCTGCACCGAATGCGGTGAAACCAAACTTACATCTGAGTTTGAACATACCCAACGGGGTATACGGCGCGTTTGTATGCCCTGTATAAATGCCAAACGAGCAAAAAAAGCTTCTTCTAGCCCTGAAGCTTTCCTAAACGTCCTTTGTGTGCAATTAAAATCCCAACGAAACAAGCAGGGCGTCCAGTACGATCTAACCACAGAAGACGTTGTAGCCCTATGGCACGAACAAGGGGGGCGATGTGCTATATCTGGCGTCGTTATGACCCACCAAAGAGACGGCAAAGCTGGGGACGGTAAGAAAAAAGATTTCAATGCCTCAATAGACCGTATAAACCCGCAAGGCCCATACGCACGGAAAAACGTACAGTTGGTGGCGAACCGCGTGAATACCATGAAACATACCCTCGGGGATGACATGTTTATGTGGTGGATTAAAACCATTTACCAACACAACGTTGAGTGATATGGTAGTACCGGGTAGTTGTTTCATATCATTTATCTCCCTTAGAGACCTTGACCCGCCCGCTACCGGCGGGTCTTTTTTTGCTTAAGTCTTGCACACTTACGTCCGAAATAGTGTATAGTAACTATACCGGGGTCATCCGGTGTATCTGACAGTCCCGGCTGACGACATGCAGACAGATGCACCCCAAAATTAACTCGCATGTGAGGATTCTCAAAATGGCGAATACTAC